TCTAGGTCGTTGCGCTTGTGATCAGGTGTTGCGACTACCTTCTCTTGGATCTTTGCCTTGTTGTCAAAATACTCAAATACCGCCTTCCCAGCCTGGATGATCTCCCCGCTGTTATTTATAGCCTCCTTGATGACCGCAAAGGCTGCGTTGGCAGCAGCGAGTTCTAACAACATGACAGACCCTTTCCATTACCAAGGAACCCCTTGGGCGGTTGGTATTTTTCGTATGTCGAACGACATTCGGAACGAACGTTGCATATTTGCAATTTTTTCAGGGCCAAGTTGGTCTTGAACCCATGCGATAGTCTCAGCTTCGGTGAGTTGGTCAAACGGTATAAAGCCTGGGTCTGTTGGAGATTTAAACGGCACATCTTGGTTAATGTTTGCACCAACCTTGTGTTTACCGTCAACCCTAAACACTTCACAATTTACCGTGGTAACAATACCTTCGGGTACTGTTCGTACTAAGTTATATACAGACCTGTTTAATGAGGCCATTGACGATGTTACGGCAACGCTTACCGCCGTCACAGGTTTGCGCGTAGTAAATGATTCAACAAAAATCGGCCCTAATTGCGTGTTCCTTGATGCCCCTAGTTTTGACACGTTTGCTGGCAACGGCAACATTGTCCGCATGGAATTCCCCATCAAGGTAATTGGTTCAGGCCCAGCAGGGTTGCCGATACTTCGATCAATCCTTGGCATCGTGGCAACTGTTCTTAGCTCACCAATCATTGTTATGGCTGGCCGTCCTGGCAGCCTTGAGATTGGTGGCGCGCTTTACCCTTGCTATGACCTTGACTGCGCAATACAGGCACAAAAAGCATGAGCTTTGTAATCGCATCCGAAAAGGTCGGCAAGATCGGTGAACCATACACGCCAAAAGACGGCATAAACGTTGACGCACTTTTGGCAGGCGGTTTCATCATAGAAGTATCAACCACAGAAGCAGAAAAACCTGCTAAAACTAAACCTAAGAAAGCATCCAAGGAGTAATCAAAATGGCGACATCAACTTATCTCAGCAGCCCGGTCACTTTGGTCAATGCAGTTGATCTCAGCCATCAATGCACAGGCGCGACTGTGAACATTAATTACGATCAACTCGAAGCGACCGCATTCGGAGATTCTTCAAGGAAGTATGTCTCGGGTCTCGGCAGTCACTCAATAGTGCTCGATTTTTACGCGAGTTTTGCAGCAACGGAAACTTGGGCAACGCTCAGCGCATTGGTCGGCACAAGCACGACTGTCATAGTTCAACCAGCTAGTGGTGCAGAATCAGCAACTAACCCAAAAATGACTCTTACGGGAACATTCTTGGCCACGTTGCCAGTTGTAAATTCGCTTGGTGCTCTTGGCACTATCAGCGTGACGTTCAATGGCGGCGTTTACACAACTGACGTAACCCCAGCATAATCTGACCGCGCACCGGTCCGACACGAAAGCGAGACAAGATGAAACTGCACCTTAAGGTGACAGAAGAAGGCAAAGACCCATACGAAGTGACGACCAACCTCGTCACACTTGTCGCATGGGAAAGGCGCTTTAAACGCAAAGCATCAGACATGGCCAATGGCATCGGTGTTGAAGACCTTGCGTTTTTAGCGTGGGAAGCATCAAAGCAAGCAAAAATTGTTGTGCCAGGAGAGTTTGACAAATACATTGCCAAGCTTGAATCGGTAGAAGTGATTGCAGAGGAACTGGAAAACCCTACCCACGCGGAACTCACAGAAGGCTCCTAGCAGAACTGCTAGTTGCCATTTCGTGGGCTCCGCGCTTTTACGAGGAAGAGTTTGACACCGCCGACTTACTTACTGTCACTACTGTGTTAGAGGAGAAGAACAGGAACAAGTGACATGGCAAAAACAGGTATTCAGGTTTATGGGGTTAAAGAAGACCTCAAAAGGCTGAACAAACTTGCCCCAGATTTGCGTAAGCAAATACTGCAAGATGCCAAAGCCATCGTTGAGCCTGTCGTTCGCACAGCTGCAGGCGCCTACCCTGACCGATACCTGTCTGGCATGTCTCGAGCCTGGACTCAAGGCACAGCCAAAAAGTTTCCTTACGACAAAACAAAAGCCGTCAAAGGAATACAAGTCAAAGTTGACACGCGCAAAAAATCACAGTCAACAATCACGATCATTCAGAAAAACCCTGCAGCAACAATCATTGACATGGCAGGCAAAAAAGGCGGCAAAACCCCAGCTGGCAAAAACATGATTGCTGGATTAACAATGCATTTTGGTGGGCCTAGTCGAGTGATGTGGCCGTCCTACGATCTCAACGCTGATCAAGTAAACCAAAACATGGTTGAACTCGTTGACACAATCACAGACCAAATCAACGTGGCGTTAAGCAGGAGCAACCTCTAATGGCTATTCGCATTCCCATCATCACAGAACTTGACCCAAAGGGACTTGAAAAAACTTTTGAGCAGTTCAAAAAATTAGAGACCAATTCCCAAAAGGCGGCGTTCGCTGTCAACAAAGCATTCTTGCCGGCAACGGCTGCGCTTGCTGGTTTGGGTGCTGGTTTGGTTATTACGGCAAAAGCGGCTGCGGCTGATCAGGCTGCACAGGCTCAACTTGCACGTCAATTGCGGGCAACTACTGGAGCAACTGATGAACAGATTAAAGCCAACGAAGAATTTGTTAGCTCGTTGTCTATGGCAGCAGCGGTTGCAGATGATGAGTTGCGTCCAGCGCTTGCCAGCCTGGTGCGTGGTACTGGCGATCTGGCAACCGCACAGGATGCGCTCAAGACTGTTTTAGATGTAAGTGCGGCGACTGGTAAATCCGTCCAGGAAGTAGCGGATGCAGTCAGCAAAGCTTATGGTGGCAACACAAAAGCAATTAAGGCTTTGTCACCAGAGTTGTTTTCGCTGATTAAAGACGGCGCCACCGTTGATGAAGTTATGCAATCTTTGGCGTCAACTTTTGGCGGTTCAGCGTCAGTTGCAGCAAATTCGGCCCAGGGTCAATTTAAACGTTTATCAATTGCAATGGATGAAGCCAAAGAAGCAATTGGCGCTGCAGTTCTGCCACTTGTCAATGCTTTGCTCCCAGCCTTAATTTCGTTTGGCAATTGGGCCCAAAACCATGTTGGCATCATTATTGCAATTGGCACAGCAATCGCTGCAGCTGCCGCTGCGCTCGTCACATTCAAGGTTGCCATGCTTGCAGCCAACGCTGTCACAGTCGTGGCAACCGCTTTGAACTGGGCACTCGCCGCATCAGCCACAGCAGCAAACACAGCCTTAACTGTCGGAGTTGGAGCCGCTGCAATCGCTGCGGGTCTTGTGGTTGCCGCCGGTGCAATGGCAGCCTTTAAAAGAAACACCGGTTCCGCAGTTGAAACAATTCGACCAATCGGCCCTCAGCTGAGCGAAATTAATGGCGGATTAAAAGAAACCGAAAAGGCTGCAGGTGGCGCTGGTGGGGCTGGCGGGGCGCTTTACCTTCGTGCTGATCGACGTGGGCGACCTGCCGCTGCCGCCCTACAGCCTGGCGCCGGTGGGTCTGCTGGCCGTGGGCCTGATCGGCCTGACGCTCGACCGCCTGCGCCGCCCGCACTTCGCCCGCCGCGCCACCGACGCGGAGTTGGGAAGGGGGGGAGAGTGAACGACCCACGCAGCGACGAATTCAAACACCCGGAGGGCGACATGGACGCACGGAACAGCACGGCGAGCGGCACGAGCATGGACACCATCTGCGAGGTGCAATCTCGATACTCAGCGTCGAAGATCAACGAGCGGTTCAAGCTCACTGGAGAACTGCGGCTCCCCAAGAAGGGCGAGTGGTATTGGTGGACCGGGAAGCATGGACCAGCGGCGTGCCTGGCCCACGATGACCGCCCCTTCAACGCCCCGATCCTTGTGGAGCGGGCGAGCGAGTCCACCCCATGATCCTGGCCATCCTTCAAGGCTTCGCCATGGTGCAAGATTATCAGTTCACCCCGCCCGTCGCGCAGGGCACCACCTACCGCATCGTGGACGCCACCGGCCAGCAGGTCGGGTCCATCGTCGAGACCGCCGCGTGCGGGATCGTGGTGTACCAGGGCACCCCCACATGGGACTGTCCATCGCCGCCCACCGACTTTGTGTGGTCGCCTGCCACGCTCGACCAGGACGCCAACGGGTTTATCAACGGCTCCGATATCGATTGGTACGCATGGCGGTTCGCGGCAGGCACCATGGCCGCGGACTTCGATTGCAACGGCTGGGTCAACGGGGACGACGACTTTGCGTTCCACGCGGCGATGAACGGAGGAGTTCCATGAAGTTCGCCAAAATGCTGATCGCGTCGTTCGCAGTTCCGTTCGCCATCATCGGCGCGGGCCGGCTCATCGAGCAATTGCTGTTCGGGCCGACCACACCACGCGAAGAAGCGATGTGCATACTGGCGGGCATCACGGGAATCACCTGCTCGGCGATCACCATGGCCGTGGTGTTCACGATGGGCGAGCGGACCACGACCGATACCGACCAACCGCCCGCGTGAGGGCAGGAGTGAGCATGAAGAAGCGCAAGAAGACGCGAGTGCGCCGGACTACCACGACAGGGTATGTGATCAGCGATGGCGAGTCGATGCACGCAGAGAACGCGATCTCCGTCAAGGTGAAGATATACGAACCCCGCCGCACGAGGAGCAAGCGATGACCGACTACTCGAAGATGACCGACGACGAACTCTCTGCGGCGGTCGCGGAGAAGGTGATGGGGTGGAAGCGCGAGCAGATCGAACACGCGCACAAGATCGCGGCTGTCTGTGCCGCGTTCAATCAGTCTGCCGGTAACGAAGAGGCGCAGGCAGATCTTCGCGCCGACCTGACCGAACTTGATCGCACAGCAACGCCGGGGCGGTGCATTCTTATGAACTACGCGGGGTCATGGGACGCTGCGGGCGAGGTGGTGGAGAAGATGCGGGAAAATGGCTTTTTCTACACCATCGCAGACACGGCCCCGCTTCGGTCAGGTCGTGGCAACCGCAAGGGCAAGCACTTCGTCAGGTTCTTTGTCCGCCGCACTTGCAAACACGCCGTCACGAACGACTCCCTTCCCCTCGCAATCACCCTAGCCGCCCTCCGCGCAGTAGGAGCAATCAAATGACCATGACCGCCGCCGAACGGGAGAAGTTTGAGCAACAAGTCCTCGCGTTGATCGCGGGGGAGATAGACAAGATCAAGGTGAAGTTGCCGAGAGGCCAAGACACGTTCATCTACCTCCCCGTCATCTACGAACCCACCGCGCCCCCTCCCGCAGCCGTAGACAATCTCAGTGCCGACCTTCGCTGGCGGTGGGAT